GAACCTTTGTAGCGAGTAGACATTAGCTGATCGCCTCGTAAGACGTAGTAAACGTAATGGCGTTGGCAGTGCCTGACGTGATTGAAATAGACGTACCTTCTTGCAAGTAAAACGCCGTGCTTTTGTCCACCACCACAACTGACGCATTGGCTGGCACGGGCACTTGAAAGATGATCGGGTACGCTGTACCGCCAGAAGGCGCAGAGCCTTGTGCGATTGGTGTAAATGGAAACTGTTGCGGTTGCTGATGTACCAGTCACATTTGCGGCGACCACGTTGTCGATTTTGTAGACGGTATTTGAGGAGGCGGCATTGGCTACCAAGACCACCGCAGTTGTGCCACTAGGGGTGTAGTAGGTTGTGGTGCCGTAAATTGTGCTTACGTTAACTATGTTTGGATTTGCCATGCTTGTTCCTTAATACCCAAAGATCATCGCCATTGCGATACTCTTGCCAGTGGTTACCCCAGTCACCGAGGTAGTGATGACTAGTGCCTCTACGATGTCCCCTACTGCGCAAGCAACTCCAAGGGTAAAGCTTGTTCCATTGGTGGCAGTGTAATCCGAGGTGGCTAGTAACACGCCGTTTACGTAGACTTGGAGATAGTTCACCGCATAAGTAACTGTAAATACAGTCTGCCCTGCCGTAGCAGTAAAAGATGTACGTGTGTATGCACTACCAGCCGCCGCAGCGGAAGTCCAAACTGACCCGTTGGAAGTTAAAACATTACCGGCTGTACCGGGGGCGCTAAGTCCTGTACCGCCGCTGGTGGCTGGAAGGATAGAGCTATTGGTCGCCGTAAGCACCGTGCCATTGGCGTAGACAGAGCGCCCTGCCGGATAGGTAACAAATACATCCTTGGTTCCGGCTGAGAATGTAACGAGCGAACCACTATTGCTGGAGGCCAGCACGGTATCACGGGACAGGGTTGTACCAGAAGATGTATATGTTCCAATTCCAACTTCCCACTCAGAGCCAGTTTGGCCTGCAATGGTGTAGTAGGTTGTATTGGCGTTGCCTATCGCCGCAAAGGATTGATAGCCTGTAGAGGCGCCAAGGAGCGTGACCGTGCCTGTACCAGTCGTAGTGGTAGTTTCTTTAACCCGATCTGCTAGTACAAGAGCCATTTATGCCTCTACGGTGAATTGTCAATCAACACCCAGCCTGCTGTTTGACTGTCTTGGATTGTAGTCCAGCTAGGGGTTTGCGCGTTACTTACTACAGCCCAGCTTGATGTTTGCGCATTGGAAATAGCTGTCCATGCCGCCGTCTGCGCGTCAGATATATTTTGCCAGTTTGCTGTTTGGCTGTCATCTATTATGACCCAGTAAGATGGAATAATTGTTCCAGCAAAACCTTCTGCTTGCACGCCGGTAAGGGCACGGAATCTTGTGCCTTTACCAACGTTACCAACGTTTCCAGTGGCGCTAACTCCAGTCAGATCAATGGATTTGGAGCCTATAACTGTGCCGACGGCCCCTGCTGCCGAAACTCCAGTCAACGCAATAACCAAATTAGGCGTTACCGGGCCTACGTCCCCTTGAGCGGAAACACCAAGACTTGATACCGCCTCACTGACTGAAACTGTGCCTACATCACCGGAAGCGCTAACTCCCGTAATGCTGTATTCCCTGCCGTATAGAACATCTCCAACGCTGCCTTGAGCAGAAACTCCGGTGATGGCAACAGTTACATCTAAACTGACTGTGCCAACATTTCCAGTAGCTGCAACACCTGACAAGTCAAACAAACGCTCTGTAGGAACTATGGTTCCAACTTGCCCATCTGCGGTATTGCCTGTAAGGTCTAGGGAGCGATCTGCAACCGATACAAATCCAGTGTTACCGGAAGCCTCAACGCCAGATACATCAACCGTAGCAGTAGAAGTTACTGTGCCGACATTGCCATCAGCAAAAACCCCTGTAATGGCAATAAACCGCTCATCTACAGAGACCGTGCCAACATCTCCATTCGCAGTTACGCTGGTAAGATAATTTGGGTTGCCAAAGACAACATCCCCAACAGCGCCACTTGCCTCTACGCCACTAAGGGCTATAGATAAGCTGGCTTCAGTTGTGCCAACAAAGCAGTCTGCATGAACTTCTTGTATTTCTGGCGTGTTACCTTCAGCAATTCCACCAACAGTGCCTTGAGCCTCTACACCAGACAACTCAATGCTGGCGTCTTGAGTTACCGACCCTGCAAAGCCGGAAGCCGTAACCCCTGTGATCGCAACAGATGGACTATTAGATACTATCCCAACTGAGCCGGAAGCATCCACCCCGGTAACGTCGATAGATAAGTTCGGGGTTACAGTGCCTACCAAGCCAGATGCAACAACCCCTGATATAGAGGCGGTGGAATCGGCTGAAACTGTACCTGCTTCGCCTGATGCTAAAACGCCAGTAAGCGCCAAGCTGCGGGCAGCGACAGCTACAGTGCCCACTGACCCAGAAGCGGTGACCCCTGTAAGGTCAATCGTAATGTTGGCGGTAGGGGTGCCAACTAGCCCAGCAGCAAATACTCCAGTTAACGGTATATCCCCGCTAACAACAATATCGCCAACCAAACCTGTAGCCGATACTCCTGTAAGGGCAGTAGTTGGCTGCGCCCCCTCGCTAAGACTAGAGAAGGGGGCGGCTGAAAACGCGGATATACCAAACATGGTTTACGGCATACGCCGCCTCCGCTTAGGTTGTCGCTAGACGAATCAGCGCAGTAGTCGTGGTATTAGCAGGCATCGTTAGCGTAAAGGTTCCAGCCGTGATGGTCTGCGAACCAAACGTGTGAACGCTGATAGCCTTGTTACTCTGGGTAGAGTTGTAGATTAGAACCGTATCAAATGCAGTGGTCAGCGTAACGGTTGTGTAGCTGATTGATGCAGAGGGAGTCCAGTAACCTACGCCCGCCGTGGTAGACGAGTTGGTAGATGTGGGTGCAGTAGCATTGGTTACCGTAACACCGCCGGGGGTATAACCGGTTCCAGTAACTTCGCCGGTAGCCGTATATGCCGTAGTGCTGGCATTCATAGTGGCAGAAGCCAGATAAAGCGCAGCCTTAACCGTGTCGGTAGTGGGCGAAGTCAAGCTACCACGCGAAGTGATGGTAGAAGCGCCAAGCTGGTGCTGGCCCAACATCAATTCGCTGAGGAACGATGTGCACATTGATTGAGTATTTGCCATGATAAATCCTTAAAAAGAAGCAGCTTCGCCACCCGCAAAGGTTGGCATTTTTTTCAAAATAACATGGGCAGACCTGTGAACAAGTTCCCCATCCAACCAGTACTCAACCCATGTTGTTAACTCGTTGTCATTATCGACTGTGCCTCCCCGCTTCTCTAGCTGGGAATCGTCCATATCGCCTTTGGTGGTGGTAACAATCAATTTGAACTCCTAATCAGTGCAGTGGTTGATGTGTTTGCAGGCATAGTGATTGTAAACGTGGTGGTTGACGTTTTATCAGAGCCAAAATCCAAAACCGCAATTGACCTATTCGCCTTGGAGGCGTTGTAAATCAGGGCGCATCGGGCGGTTAATGCCGCCGTCCAAGATACGTTATTCCAGTTTACATAAGCTACAGAGCCAGAAGAGCTGATAGACGCGCCAGTCATGGTTACCCCGCCAGCCGTGTAACCGGAGGCCACTACTTCGTTAGAGGTGCTATATACCGTCGTGTCTTCGTTTAAATTAGCGTTACCAGTGTAAAGCGCAATCTTGATCGTATCCGAAGATAGATTGTGAATTGCTTGGTACAACTCTTTTTTGAAGCTGGTGGTCTGCGTTTGAACTATGCTCATGTGACCGCCTGCCTGTACTGACCGTTACGATACGCGTCCTGACGCTCCATGCCGTCACCCAGACGTTTAGCCAAAGCAAGTGCTTCCTTGTACTTGCCGTCGTACAAGGCAATCAGGTCTTGCTCGCCCTTCATAAAGGTGTAGGCTTCCACCAGAGCGCCATAAAACAAAACGCTATCAAAGTTGTCGCCCAACCAAGTCTGCCCACCGGATACCGTGGTGATGGACTCAGGGTAGTAGTAGTAGTGAAGCTCTGCGGAGTAAGCTGCATCAGGGGTCGGGCCCAAAATAAAGCTTAACTCATTTGTTATCGTAGATCCAGAGATGGTCGGGCCAAATAGGGCGTAATACTTGGGGGTTCCTGTACTTGTTGGGCTAGGGTATGCCTCACGCATAAAGTTAACATCCTTGTTTAGAAGATAGGTGTAATCCCCACCTCCATAAGGATAAACAGCCAGAGAATACGGTGCCAAGAAATCTGTTGGGCAAGACAAGTACTTATTGTTAATCGTAATTGTCCCGGTCATATTTTTTCGCAATGACGGAAACTGCACCGAGTTATAGATGCGCTGCTCCGCTTGCTGAATAAACCGGTTAATCTGATCCGTAGAGTTTGCGGCTAGGTTTGCAGTGCCCGTTCCAGAGCCAACGCCTGTAGCCGTGAAAACAACGCCAACTGTATTGGCTGAAGCGCCAATTGCTGTAAAGCTAGTTGTGCCAACTGAAACAATTGTGTAAGTCTGACCAACAACAAAGCTTCCAGCCGAATACAAACTTGCAGTGGTAATCGTCGAAAAAAAGTTTTCCGTGTAAGTCTGTATATCGGTTAAAAGCTCAACGTAGTTCATGCCATCGGGCCTCGCGCTGTCACGCCCTTAGTGGCGCAGCCATTGCCTCGGGTTTTGATGCCGCTGGTTTTAACAGCTTCATTCCCAGCAGACTTGCTGATACCACCAATGCTTACATCATAGGTATCTAGCTTGCTTCGGTTGGGTTCTTTTCCGGGGTTGTTGGAAATAGAAACTGCCTTACCGCTCATGTTGTGCGGCTTTGCATAGACAGCAGCAGGGCCGACTTCTTTGCCGCCTTTTTTCATACTGTATGCCATGATTTACCCCGTTTTCTGGTTAGCTGCACGAGACAGGTTGCGACCAAGGCGCATACGGTCTTCGCTGGTTGGGCCACCTTTTTTCATGCCCTTGGCATGCATGCGGCTTTCGTGACCTTTGACCATCTTCTTGGCCTCAGTATCAGCAATTTGCTTTACTTTCTTCGCGTCCATCGTAAACTCCTATGAAACCGTTACCGTTACCGTGCCAACACTTGTGGTTCCAACCAAGTAATTTGGCGTTAAAACCGCATCAAACCCGCTGGCTCCACCTACAGGGGCCCAGCCCCACTGAGTATCCCTAGAGCCACCAGTCAGATTTCCTGCGCTGTTAACCCCTGCTGTCACATATGTGCTGTCACGCCTTGGATTACGCACCGCTTGTGGATCATCCACTGGGTACATACCCAATTGCAACTGCGGCTGATCCGGATCCCAACAAGAACCACATACAAGTAAATTGTACGTCTTTGTCTTGATAATTTCCTTGCGTAACTCGGTTAATTTAAACTGAGCACCACACCTATCGCACATGGCAATACTATTTTTGCCGGATGCAAACCTATTGCCCATTTCACGTTCCGCTTCCGATAAACGCTTGACGCGGCACAAACCTTACGGCTGCCTTCTCGCGGTCTTCCTCGGAAGCCAAAGCCCAAGCTTCGTCATACTGTTGTTTCAGTACATCCAAGCGCTGCGCTCCACTAGGAACCTTCAGCGCCAAATAATAAGATAGTCCAGCGACCATACAAGGCAAAAATCGGAAAGGCACATCCATAGTATTAACTCCAGTGCCAGCGTCGTCTATACGGCGCAGGCGCCAGTAAACAAACTGATAAGTCTGAGAGTTATCTGGTACGGGCCATACCGTGATGCGAGGAGTCTCTAGCCGCTCTATCCAAACCTGAATAGGGCGAGCTTGTTGCAGCTTATTGGGGATGGTGGCATAAGTGGAAACGCTGATACGGGTAATGGTCAGGTCTGCCTGAGTAGACGCGCTTCCCGCCCCGGTGCGAATAACATGCTCAAGCAAATCCACTGTATCTGTTGGCAAATCATATGTCGCTGTGCCGGGGACAAGATTAATTGTGCCCTGCTCAAACGTCCACATGTTTACACCACGGTTTGCCCAATCGGCAAACATGATATTTAAACTGCGACGGGCGGTGCGAAGGTCGTAACCAGAACGCAGTTCAGAGCCAGCGCGTTCAAACGCTTCCTCTACGATTTCCGAGAGGTCAAGATTGAAAGTTGCGACTCCTGATACAGCCATATTTTACTTCTTCGCAGTTTTTGCAGAATCAATAAATGCCTGAGCAGTGGGCGCGCCTTTTTGACCGGGCTTGCGCATCTTCTCGCCTCTTGCTCGCTTTGCATGAATATTAGCGTACAGCCCGACCTTACCACCTCCGGCGTACTGCGTAAAGTCAGTATCGTCCCGTCGAGCAGTTTTTTTGCCTTTTGGCATCTTGGACGGGGATATATCGCCCATACCCCGGCTGGACATCATTTTTTATACATCCCACCGCCGCACATCACAATCGTGCCACGGGTTTTGCCACGTTGGGCAATACCATCTGCGCGAGAGGATGCAGAGCCGCCTTTTGCCATGCGTTTGACTGGTTCATCTACAGGAACAGAATCCGGATAGATTGGGGGTTTTGGCGCTGGCTTTGGAGCAGGCTTAGATTTTTTTGCCACCGGTTCATCCACAGGGACGGAATCTGGATATTTAACATCAGCCATGATTAACCCTTAACAAAATTTACCTTTGGTCTTGCCGCGCTGGGCAATACCGTCAGCACGACGAGAAGCAGAAGACACAGAGCCGCCAGAAGCCATCTTCTTGATTGCGCCGCCACGTTTGTACTCCTTGTTGCGATCTTCTGCATAAGCATCACGACGGGGCACATAGTTCTTCATAGAAGCATCACGACGAGCCATCTCATCTTGCTTGTCCACCATAGCTTTACCGCTTTGGGTGTACTGATCACGGGGCACATAACCTGCTGTACGCTGAAGAGGTTGACCGTCTTCATCAAGACCTTGGTCTGCAAGTTCTTGTGCTTTAAATGTGGCAAGATCATTGGCGCTTGGGCCACGCTGCTTGTTTACACCAAACTTCATGTCTGGGTCAGGCTTGCGAGTTAAACCACGCTCCTTGTTCAAGAAGTCGCGCAAGCTCAAACCGGACTCTTCCAGTTCTTTTTTGGAGACAATGCGATTGGTAGCCATTATTTACTCCTTAGCAGGCCATTCCGCCACGCTTCATGGTGATGTTTTTACCTTTGGTTTTGCCTTTGGAGGCAATACCGTCTGCGCTTTTGTGACCTGAAGCAAGACCGCCAGATGCCATTTTCTTCATCTGCATCTTGTCCATCATCATTTCTTTCTTGGAGCCTTCTTTGGATCCTTTTTTCTCTACATCCTTGCCGGACTTCTCAAACTTTGCAAAGGGATTCACACCTTTTGTAGCCATATCACCACCTTGTTTAAACGTTTTGCCTTTATCGGCTTTGGTAAATTCTTGCCCCACAGACTGTGGAACCCCTACTTTCTTGGCAAACGATGGCGAATGAGCTATCGCAGCCATGAAATTATGTTGCTTTTTACTACTTGATGGCACTGCGTTGCTCCCTCATAAAGGCATCAAGCTTTTCATCCATCCGGTCAAGACGGGCTATCACTCGGTTAATGTCTGCATGCATATCTGCTTTGGTGACAAATTTGTCAGCATGCTCTTCGCGTGTTTTGCTTAAAAGAATGCCAAGACGCTTAACCTCATCGTGCGAAATCTTCACCCACAACAGCAAAGCTGTTGATAGGAAAGATAAAACGACGTTCCAAATTGGCAGTTCCATTTCAGCAATTCCATGCCCGCAGGCTCTTATTGATACGGGAATTTGGGTCTTTTGCCGTCTTCTCGCTGGTAAGCTTCTTCTTCATCCCAGTCATCCTTGCACAGAAGGAGTCGCGCCTGCTGCCGCCTTCGGGCTGGGGCGGTTTCAAGTTCATACCTTGCGCTTTGGCTGAGGCTCGACCCTTGGCGTTTAAACCGCCCTTCTCGGACTTGCCTTCCTTGCGTTGCCATGCTGGGGACTTAGCCATAGAACGCCGTGACGCCTGTTACTGCTGCACTTAATGCCAAGTACAACGTGCTGTTAAATTTAATACCTTCGCCGGGAATGTCAAAGGTGTACGTATTTGGATTTGTATTACTGGCAATATCAATCTCCAGTAAAACAGCGCCCGATGAACCGCCATCTTTGAATTGCACGGTAGCAGCAGTGCTTGCTGCGGGGCAAATAATTAAACCCTTCAGGCGAGTTGGCCCATTGAACAATGTACCAGCAACACTTGCATGGGCTGACTTAACATCTGTCTGCATCATAATCAATCTCCTATAAAGCAGGGGCCGAAGCCCCTAAGATTAATTACTGCTGACCAGCAGGTTGCGAGCTATTGCCGTTGGAGTCTTTGACAACGTATTGCACGGTAATTTGTGCTGCGCCGCCGCTGGCAGTTCCTGCGCAAGCATAAATTACTTGAAGGATCAGGTCGGTAGTGCCTACGTTCAAAATGGTAGCCATATTAGTGCCAGACAGAGTGGTCGTTGCACGGCCTATAGCCAAAGGAGTAGTGGTTGCACCGCCAACAGTAGCCAAAGCTGTACCGCCCGATGTCTGAACAGTAATAGTATTACCAGTGGTACCAGAAAACGCAGTGGTAATGTCGCAGAAAATATTGGTAATTTGTGCGCCTGCTGGCAATACTGCAATTGTTTTTGCAGTAGTGTCGCTGACCGTCATTGTGGCGGTCTGGGTAACTTGAGTAGTGCCGGTGTTTTGGATGGTTCCAGCAGTAGTGCCGGTGGTGTTTTTAACCGTGCCAAGCAGCCACGGGCCAAGATGAGTAGCAAATCCCATGATAATTCCTTACATACAAGTATGGCACATCAATCGGTATGTCGTCTGCCGGGACAGTTTGATGTACCGGAAAGCCCGGATTGACTGCAATATATCATAGTTTTAAACGCTTGTGCAAATAAAAAAGGCCCCCGAAGGAGCCTTTTTATATAGGTTTAAACCTATCAGGTCGAACCGGGCGATCCAAAGATGCCCAGAGGATCAGACCAGCCGAAGCTATAACGCTCACGAGCCTTATAACGGACATTGCCGGTGTCAAAGTCACCGTCCATGCTGTTAGTCAGCGGAGTGCGCTCGAAGTGCTTCAGACCGTTTGGCACATCGGTGGTCAAATACCAGCCGTTGGTGTCGGTCAAGAAGTGGTTAACGGTATAACCTTCGGGGATCGAACCGTTATTCTTCAGTGCATTGATATCGTTGTCGGTAGTGCCAACACGGAGGCTGGTTTCCAACAGACGGGTAGCAACGAACATCAGATTCGGCGGCACAATCAGCTTACGGGGCTTGGCTGCAATCAACAGACCACGCTCGTCCGTCCAACCTGCGATCTGAATAACTGCGTTTTCCAACGAAGTTTCGTTCAGGTCAGCATTGGTAGCCGGGCGGTTGCTGTTGGTTCCACCAGAGACCAGCGGGTGAGCAGTGCTGAACAAAGCAACACCGTCGCCACCGGGGTAGCTGGCGGAGAAGCCATTGTTGATAACAGCAGCAGCTTTAACCTGCTTGGTGTAAGCCATAGCACGGGCCAGAGCTTTGGTATAACGAGCCGACAGGGAGTCGTACAGGTTATCTTCCACAGCCTCTTCCGTGATGGAGAAGCCCAAGGCAATGGTTTCGTGGTTGTAACGGGCAGTGAAAGCCTCTTGCGCATTGTCATAAGCAATGGCAGAACCCTCATTCTTGACCGGTGCAGCCGAGAAGCCGGACAGCTTGGTTTCTTCTTCAAAACTACGCTCCGATTGCTCGGTTTCATAGATCTCTTTGTGCTCTTCGCCGTAGCGGGCATACTCCAGACCAAACAAAGCGTTCAGGCCGGGGAGCAACTCTTTAAGTAGTTGTGCGCGTGAAATAGCCATTTTGAGTTACTCCTTATGCTACGTAGTAGCGGTGAGCGCCGAAGTTGAACTTAACCAACACTTCAGGGCTTTGAACCAACACAACGGTGCCAGCAACTTGGGTGGTAACCGAAGTAACTGTCAGGGTCGTGTTACCAGTGGTAGTCACGGTCGAAGCAGCACTTAGCGTAGCGCCAGTGAATTGCAATTGACCATTTACCAAGTTAAACACATCCGTGCCGATAGGCAATACTTGCCCAACCGTCAGGCCCGATACAACAACCGAAGTTGCCGAAGGAGCGCCACCAGACACATAAGTGGCTGAGGAGCTAATTTGAGTATCAGGAACCAGATTGAGAACACGGAAACCACCGCCAGAAGTCGTTGCCGAAGCATTGACAACTGCGCCAGCGCTGTTGCCAGTGGAAGCAGAACCGGTCAGGGTGTTACCAGCCATGTTTGCACCAACCAGAATCGACGAAGCCGATCCAATGGAGGTAGCGCCAGCGGCAGTAGTAACTGCAACTCGCATAACTTGGTCAGGATCGTCGCCAACGATAGCAGTGATGTCGCCAGCGGTTACGCTGCCGGGGTAATACTGCGAGTATTGACGTTGCTTGGTGGTTGGGTTGGTGTAATAGCAGCCCAAGAACACGCCAACAGTGGTGTTGGTGGTGCTAACAGGGTAAGTTGCAATTACAACATAACCAGCCGAAAGGGTGACTAGGTCACCGTAGTACAGGGCGGTACCGTAGTTGTACTGGACGGGAAGATTCCGCGTTGATCCAGCAAACACCTGTCCGCCAATCAGGTTTACGGGTTTGTAACCGTAAGCCGCATCGACAGTTGGATAAGCCATTTAAAGACTCCTAAATAAAGTTTAATTCCGCCCACGCGTTGAAGTAGATTTTCGATCTGCAAACAACGGCATACGCGGGTCATTCTGACGCAAAAAGCTGTTATCTACCGAATCCATCTGGTTTTGAGCTTGCCCATTGAAATACTCAGCCATAGCAACAGCGCGTTCGGTGGGGATTTTGCAAAGCATTAATCCACCAATCTCGATATTGCCAGTCTTTGGATTTCCGGGAATCATCATTTCCGGATGATCTTCTGCCTTAACCGGGACATATCCATCACGGAGTTTCCGCGACACATTTGTCATCATTACCTCGGAGTTTCCGTGTACTGCCGTCGCTATCCAGCGATAGGTGTATCCGGGTTCCGGAGTCGGGTCTGGCAAAGAGCTAGACGGTTTATAAACATACCTTACAGATTCGCTGCGTGCCTCTAGGTCACGGGGTTTACGAGTTTCATTCATTTGAGTTCTCCAATTTAGCTTGTTGAATAGCATACTGCTGCGGGGTGATACCAAATTTCTTCGCCAAAGCCAAAGCTCTGGGTGTCATTTGGATCGTTTTCTTGCCTGACGAACGTGCCGCAGGCGAGACTACCGAAACAGGTCTTTTGTGAGACTCATTTGACCTAGCTCGCTCGTTTCCAAATACCTCTGGAAACTTATCTCTCACGCGAGTATCAATCTCGTTGAAATACTCGTCACTGCGCGGGTCAAAACCTGCGTTGATTAGTTTTTTATGCAGCCCTAATGCGTAGCTGGATACATCTTCAAAGCCGTCTGCACTAAACCACTGGTTTTTGGCCTGCCAGCGCAGGGTTTTTTCGTCTAGTTGAGGCTCTGGTTCTCTGTATTGTTGCGGTTGTACCCGATTTTGGGGCTGCTGTAAAGGGGTTTCCCTAATATTATTTAGGGCGTTTACCTTCATTTTGGCTTCCAAAAGGGCCTCCTGAGCAGCCAAAATAGCGTCTGCATCAAAGGCTTCTTGGGCTTTCTTATAAGCCGAGCGGGCAGATTCAAGCTCATTTTCAGCCAATGTCTTGGACTGATCAATATATTGCTTGCTTCCGGTCTGCACATACTCTTTGAGTTTGCTGTTTTCCTCATAAAGCTGCTGTGCAATACGCTCAAGATCTTGCTTTTCCCGGGCAATTGCCTCTTTCGCACGACGCTCATCATGCCGAACTCGGGTTAATTCCTTCATTCGGGCTTGAACGTTCTTGGAGTATGAGGCTAATTCATCTTCCGAGGGCTCGGTAACCTCTTTTTCAAGCGGCGCACGACCTCGATCTACCTCCGGAGTGTCATCAACAAGCTCAATTTCGACCTCGTCTTTGGTCTCTTTTGGCTCTTCTTTCTCAATCTCGTCTGGAAATTTAAACTCAGACATGGCTAATACCTCGCGGATCTTGCACAACGCCTTCAATTTGGTCGTCGTTAATTAAACGCATCTCTTTGCCATACATTTTGAAGCGCGTACCGGTATAGGTACGAGTCATCACAAAATCTCCCACCTTGCACCAAGGGCCGCTGGGAAACTTTGCAGTGTCTTTATAGGCATCTGGGCCTACCTTCACTACAAAAAGCACGGTTGTGGTTTGTTCCTCCCGGCGCATGAAGTCCGAGGGCTTTACAAGGGTAGACCCCTCGTAATTCTCAGATACGTCCGGAACGATACATAGCAGCTTATACCCCGCTGGGTCTGGAAGCTGTTTCGCTTTCTCTTCGTCTGTCGCAGTTTCATCCGGCTTTTCAGCAGGCTGAATTTGTTTGGGGAAACTAATCCCCGGAGGCAGAATAAGATCACTCATCTGATTGTTCAACTTTCTTAAGCAGGGCCAAAAGGTAGGACTCTGCGGTGGCTAGGCCCTGAATAACACCGCATAGTTTTTGATACTCATCGAAGGTACGACAGGCCCCACCAGCCATATCGTCTGCATAGTTGTTCATGTCCTTGCGTATTTGGTCGCGCAATACGCGTGCGAAGTCTTGAACCATGTTTAAACACCTTCTGATTTATCGACTGCCTGCATAGCAGACAGGGCTTGATCTCGTTTTTCTCTAGAGATCTGTGCGCCAAGCTTGAGCCCGGCGTGTTCTTGGTCAAAGGTCTGCCGTTCCTGATCGGCTTTGATCTTTGCTCCAATCTTTGTACCTTCAAGTTGCATGTCCGCCTGTATGGCTTCGCGCTTGAGGTTGTTTTGGTCAGCTTTGTTTGCTGCGTCTGCTGCCAGACGTTTTGTATCCAACTCCAGACGAGCCTGCTCTATCTGGAACTTCTGTTGTGCCTCTTGGGCCTTAAGCTGCAACTCACCCTGTTTGATTTGGAGTTCTTGTTGCTGCATCTGAACCAGCGGGTCTTGGGCTTGTTGCTGTGCCTGCTGCTGGGCTGCTTGGCTTTGGTTCTGCTGTAGAACCTGCTGGGATGCCTGAGCAATCATGGTAGACAGGGCAAGCTCAATTTGCGGTGGCAACTCATCATCTTGCGGAGGCAGGGAGATACCCATCTGCTGCTCAATCTGAGCGCGGTATTTAAACCCTGCGTGTTCTGCGATATGAGCCATCATTGCGGCTTGTATCTGCGGGGCACGGGGATTTTGACCAACGGACTGGGCGATCAAGGGGTCTTGTATGAAAGCCATATGAGCCGTGATATGAGCGTCTTGGTCTTGGTAGAAGAACGCCTTCACCGGCTCCCCACGCAGAACAGACATGTTCTCCGATACTGGATCCATTGGTTTCTGGTCTTCCGGGAGTTTTACAAGCTTATCTGCGTTCTTAATCCCCAAGACTTCCAGCATACGACGGTGCAGTTGGGGGAGGTCATAGATATCCGGAGCCATCTGGGCCATCTGGATAACAGCCTGATACTGAACCACGCGCTGGCTCATGGTGGCTGCGTTGGGATCAGATACGGGGATGATCTCTACATAGTCATAGTCTTCCCGTTTGGCGCTCTTATCACCCTTTTCCGGCTTGTAGTCATAGTCGGGGTCGGTGTAATCCTTAATAATCTCAGCGAGAAGACCAAGTTCCTGTTTAAACGTGTAATGCAGGCGGGCTTGGATGGCGGTCATCACCTTGAGTTGTCGCTCAAGCAGAGCCAAGGTACTGCCCACAGGAGCCTGAGCAGACATGTCGCTGATGTTCATGTCCGCTGTGGCTGCGAAGCGGCGACCCTCTTCCACGATAGTTCCAAGAAGGGCTGCTAGAACCTGACTTGGCTCCTTATAAGGAAGGGGCAGGATGTTGTCGCGCAAAGCGCCAGAGCCGATATCTACGTCGCGGAACTCTCCGGGCTGGATCGGGGTGTCATCACCTTTAATCCGCAGACCGCGAGACTTCAATCCACCGGGCAGGTTTGACAAAGTACCTGCGTCAATAAGCTGGCGCATGATGCTTGTAGCAGACTTGGCAAAACCACCGATAAGGTGGAACAGTCCAAAGCCATAAGCACCGAATCCGGGGATGTATTGGTAATGGACAAAATGCTGGCGCTTTAAACGCAGCTTGTCATCCTCGTTCCAGTTACGGCGGACAGCCAAGACTTTGTTACTGCCTTTGATCATGGTGACCACATAGGGCAGGGCGATGCCGGTCGGGCCATCTTCGTCTTCATCTTCGAATCCGGGCAGGTCTAGGTCTGCATGAACCTCATAGATGGTGTAGCGGTCATCGTTTAAATCACTAAAACCGGTCTCTTTGTCCTTGGCTCGTTTGATGTTGTCTTGTTCTTTGCCGGGCTCTGGGAGATCGATGTCCCGGTAAAAGCCTGCCTGTTGGAGTTTGATGATCTCGTTCTTGGTCTTGCGCATGACATGGGTCAAGCGGTAGCAGGTATCCAGATCTGTCGTCCCATACGGAAGAATGATGTCTTCTGCGGGGATGAACATGGACACTTGGCGTCCTAGATTGGGATCAAAATACACCTTCTTGAAGGCAGAGCCGGTCGCAGGCAGGCTCCAGAGCATGCGCTCTATCTCAGGGCGGAACTCCTTCATCACCTCCGTGAGTTCATAGTTCATGTCATCCTCGACACGAACTGCGGCTTCTTTCTTCTCGGGGGTTTCTTCTCCGATGATCTTTGTCCGAACCGGGCCTTGTGCAGGGAACATCTCGGTGATGCTCTCTGACTGGAACCTTACAACTGCCTCTGTGATCATGGGGTGGAAGACACCGCTGGCACCTTGCCAAGGCTCTGTCCGCTCCTCGAACTGGAGGCCCAGAAGCTTTAAACCCTCTGTGTAGGCTTTCTCCCAGTCTTTGCGGCTGCCTTTGTCGTTGGAGATATCTCCGTCCAGATCTCCTGCGAGGGAGGACAGTTCACCCTCGTCCATTTCTTCTGCGAGGTTTAAACCAAAATCTGCATCGACTTGCTCTAGGGATATATCTAGGCCATCCATGTGGATGTTCACTGCCTCGGGATCGACAATCTCAATCTCGATTCCGTCTTCTGCCTTTGCCAATTCATCCAGCCCAGCGGGGGCTTGGTACAAACTTTTATCAAAATTAGCCATTGGGTATCCTTAGTAATATTCGTATTTACGCCGAAAGATGGGTGGTTCATCCTCTTCATCAGAGGCAATTTGAATAAATCCACCCTGCCGAAACCGCATTAATGCTTGGCTGCTGGAGTCAACCAAGTCATCGTTATCCCCATTGGGGAATGCGGCTAGTTCTTCCATAACCTCATCCGCCCAGCGTGTTGTCGGACACCATACAACCCCAGAGGCAAATAGGTCTGCAATAGAGTTTACACGGCTTATTTTGTCGTTGCCCTTACCCGGTGTGTACTCAGATAGGGGAACTCCAATCTTGCGCAACTCATAAATAAGGGGTGCGCCAGCAGCCCTCTTCTCGATAATCAAGGTATCTGGCTCCCATTGCTTATATAGCTCAAGGGCCATCTTCTTAAGCTCAGGGAACTCCATACGTTGTTTAAACGCATCTAACAAGATGATGTTGGTCTTGTAATCACCTTTGTCATCCGGGTGTTCGAATATTCCCCAAGTGGTACAGGCGGAGTAGTCGGCGCGGTTATTCTTCTCGAAGGCGGTATCCCAAGACTGGATGATGTATTCACACTGGGGCATGCTGTCTTTTTCCCAGATGCGCCACTGATCCCTTTTGATAATCGCCCCCTCGTTGCCGGTGGGGTTCTGTTGGTACTGCGCTTCCCATTTGGCGACTGGTAGTTCTGCCTTGAGGGATTCAAGTTCTTTCTTAGACCAGAAGGCGGGCCACAGGGGAGTTCCGGACGGGAGAATGGCGGGGAACTCAATAACTTCCCATTCATCTACTCCATCGTTGCCGGATTTTTTGAGGATCTGCCCAGTTAAATCTCGGGTGGCCCATCGGGTCATCACGATGATAATTGCCCCGTTAGGCTGAAGACGCTGACGAGGCCCGGAGGTATACCATTCATATACCCCGTCAAAGATGGCTGGGTTATTTTGTTTGGCTTCTTGCTCCGAATGGGGATCGTCAATGATCAATAGATCTGCACCCTTACCAGTGACGGCTCCACCCACACCAATAGCGAAGTAATCCCCGCCCTTGTTGGTGTTCCACCGACCGGCTGCCTTTGAGTCCGAGGACAGCTTGGTATCAAACACCTTCGCATAATCCTCAGAGGAGACCAGATTCCTCACCTTACGTCCAAATCCTGTGGAGAGTTCTGCGGTGTGAGCAGTCTGGATGATCTTCTTCTCCGGGAATTTCCCCAAAAACCACGCCGGCAGCAGGTAAGAAGCAAACTCCGACTTAGTGTGACGAGGAGGCATATTGATGATTAACCTCTTCAGGGTGCCATTGGCAACCCTCTCAAAGGCATCTGCCATGATCTTGTGATGCTGCCCCGAGATAAATATGGGCCACATCTGCTGGACAAAGAACAAGAACGACTCCTTGCACTTCTCAACCCTGTCCATCTCCAAGAGCATATTAATCTTGGCCCGCTCGGTATCAGGGACTTTATCCACAATACTCAAATACCCCGAGATCTCTTTGGCTGTAAGGAGAGTCATAGCTTGGCTATCTCCTTCATGGACTTATCCGCCAACTTGATGGAATGAAACTTATAAGGCTTCAGCTCAATATGCCCATCCTCCTTCAACCGGTGAACTATTCGGTGGATATTGGACTTAGAAGACATCCCCAAAGACCTAGCTATCACCTCATATGACGGAGATACACCATGAAGCCTAATGTAGGCCCTGATGAAATCCAAGACTAGCTGTCTGCGTTGAGTCATTCTGCGAGTTTAAACGATATTGAGAACGTTCGCAACTATCTTTTGGAAAAATATATATACCCCCGGGGGGTGGGGATAAGTCTTGGATGGGGGTATGTAGCTATGTAATCGTTAGAGCGGATTAGAGCGTAACGTAGGCGGGGGCGCATGCGGCACATATAGGCGGGTGGGGGTACGGTGGGGTCTCGCCCTGCCGTTTAAACCACCTCCCGTTTACACACTACGCCGCCTTGCCACCCAGCAGCTTCAGGTGACCGGATAGCTCCCGCTTCAGTTGGTCTGCCGTTGGTGCTGCCTCTTTGGTGTCTACCTGCGGTGTAAACACACCTGCTGCCTTGCCCATTAGCTCCAGTGCTTTGAGCCGACTGCCCTCTTGCTTGGCTCCCTTGCTCAGTGCAAGTAGCTGCCTCAGTACATATCTCTTTGTCGCTGCTAGATCCTCCGTCAACGCCTCTGCCGTCTCTCCCCATGCATCCTCCAGCATTTGTCCTATCACTGGGTGCCTTGTCAGCTTGTATGCGTTGGCACTGATCACCCTGTTGCTACTGTGATCATCTGGGTATGCTTCCCTATAGGCATCTGCGTTGCTCATACCTGATATCTTGGCTCTTACGAAGGCCAACTGTTTCGGGGTTAACTGCCTCTGCCTCGGGGCGGTTATGACCTGACCGTCTTTGCGCTTTGCTGGTGCCTCTGCTGCTGCCGCCAGCATCTCAGCGTCAGTATCAGACCATTGGTCTGCTTGATCCTCTCCGCTCTGCTGCGCGGCATCCTCTAATGCATTGAGATACTCTATCGACGTTGTCTTACCCATAGTCTTAGCCCTTTGCGTGGTCTTTACTGGTCAAGTATACAGCACTGTGCATTTAAACAGTACTGTTCGTGGCCCAATGTTATCCACAGCCTGTGCATAAGTAAAGTTATCCACCGCAAATTGTGGATAAAAAATGCACCAAAATAGTGAAAAACGCGATAGAGCGACTTCAGCGCATGGGTCAAGGGGTAGGGTGCTTGAACCCCCTAAAGTGGCTCAGATCCGTTCAAATTCTGATAAGTTTGTTACCTTGGCGACACCTGCTGGCATGACCTGTGCTACGCATGCGCATCGCGTATATCCATTAGTCACTGGTGAGCCTGTTTTTCCTGTTCCAATCAATAACCATATGGTTTAGTCGGGTTAGTATTGCGCCGTTGTTTTAAACGCTATTACAATGTGGTTGTGCAATGTCGCACGGTAGATATAGGACTCCAAAATGCAGAAGCTTCTAGCCGCCTACAAGGCCAACCCCAACGCCAAGACCGCCAGCCGCCTGCTGGCTTATGACTACAAACACCCCTTTGCCAGCCTGTTGCTGAACAAAGAAGAGCGCAACCTGTTGGAGTCTGCCGCGCTGGACTCTGCCAACCTACTAGGACGCTAAACCATGTATACCGCTCAGATCAATGCCCACGGTAACGTGATCGTCTGCAAAGGCGATACCGTCCGCAATTCATACCGGATCATCTTCACTGGCACTTATGCAGAGTGCCTCGCAGTAAAGGCGGGTGCAGCATGACCAACTTCAAGACCTACACCAACGAAATGCTGGCCTACGCGCTGGCAGACTGCCACGCCACGCTGGAAGCTGGACAGTATGCCGCTGACCATCCCTACGGGCGCAAGCTATGGGCAGAGATCGATGCCATTCGGGATCAGCAAATGGCTCGCCGCTCAATTGAAAGGGCTGTCTCCCGCCGCATCAAAGCGGGAACCCTTGCCGCTGGAGTCTGACTATGAGCCGCGCCGCTTACCGGATCGTTCGCGAGTTGTCCCATATCCTGAGTGCCGTGCCGCTGGAGGCGCTGCCTTATGTGGCGCGTGGACTGGCTGACAAATACAACCTGCCCCGCAAGGCAATGCTCAAAGTGATGCGCCGCTTTGTGCGCTTGTACCGCGCCTGAGAGTCCAGCCGCTTGCCCTGCTGCGCAGGGTTTGCGAGTGGTGCTTTTGCCACGTTATCGGAGATACCCTAGATGAAAATCTACAACACCCGTGAAGAATGGCTGGTCGCAGCCGTGGAGGAATTCCGCCCTCTGTTCGCAGCCTATGCCAGCCCTATCGCAGCCAAGGTGCGCGTCACCTGTGGTTTCCCTTCCAGCGCCAAGCGCAGCGGCGCAGTCGGCGAGTGCTGGGCAGACACTGCCAGCGCTGACAAATCGATGGAGATACTTATCTCCCCCACTATCGCAGACCCTATGCGAGTCGCCGACATCTTGGTGCATGAGTTGTGCCACACCGTTTCGGGCGCTATGAACCACGGAGTTAACTTCCGCAAGGCGGCGGATGCCATGCACCTAGTCCCTGCTGCTGGCAAAGCTGGCTACAAAGCCACCACTGGCGGGGATGCCTTCCGCGCTGCCTTTGGCGCGATCATTGACGGGCTGGGCGACTACCCGCATGCCCAACTGTCGATGGCTACCCGCAAGACGCAGGCCACGCGCATGCTCAAAGCCTGCTGCCCAAGCTGCGGCTACACCGTCCGGCTCACCGCTAAGTGGGCTGCAATGGGACTGCCGTCCTGCCCTGTCGATGGCGACACTTTCAACCTTGGAGAATAAGCATGGCACTGGATCACAAAATCGATATCTTGCAACTGCCCATCGCGGTTGTGCATGGCGCGTTCCGCCAGTTTCACGGCAACTCGAAGTGGCTGGGCAAAGAAAACGCCGCCGAGATGATGGCTGGTGAGATTCGCAACGGCGGCCCCTACACACTGGCTGATGTGCGCAATGCCGCGCCCCTGCCAGTAGGACACCCCACCGCTGCTGCCGTGGCGGACTCAGTGCGTGACACCGTGCAGATTGAGCAGGCGCTGCACCCTGTGCGTACGGTCGCTGACCGTGCTGACCAGCGCTCGCTGGACACTATGAGCAAACTGTCCCGCGCACTGGATCGACTGGACGTCGTAGAGCAAGGCCAGCCCGTGATCATCGAGGCTATCGAGGCCATTGACAAGGGCTTGCGCGGTCTCGCGTTGAACGTGGACAAGCTGGCGCAGATCGATCCAGCACTAGTGCAGGGTCAGGTCGCGGATGCAGTGCGTGATGCGTTTAAACCCTTTGAGGCTGCAGTCGTGGCGGCTGGCGCTCAGACCGTGGTAGGACAGATGGTCTCGGTGTCCAAGGTCAAGACCGCTCCGGTCTCGCAGGTGTTCGGTGTCGATGTCTATGACGCGAAGGGCAATGAATTGCTGGTCGATGTTTATGACAACCCTGCCGCACCCGCCATCGATCCATGCTTTGTGTGGACTGAGTCGATCCTTAAGCACCTGCTGCTATCGCAGTCCACCGGAGAAAACTTGTGGTTCGGCGGTGAAAAAGGCACTGGCAAATCTGAGACCGTCCGACAATTCGCCGCTCGCACTGGTCGCGGTTACTGCCGAATCAACTTCCATAAGTACACCACCAGCGAGGATTACATCGGCGCGATGGGACTGGTCAACGGCGATACCGTGTTCACCGAGGGTGACTTCCTAAAAGCTTTCACCACGCCTGCCACCCTGATCCTGCTGGACGAAATCACCAATGCAGACCCTGCTGCGCTGGCTACGCTGAACGGTTTTCTAGAGCCAAATAGTGCGGTGTCCTATGGCGGTGCCGTCCGCCGCCGTGCGCCTGATGTGCTGGTGTTCGCTGCCGATAACACCCTGACCAACGGCGATGAGTCAGGCCGCTACGCTGGCACCCGTCAGATGAATTCGGCACTGGCTGATCGCTTCGCTCGGGTTGTAGCATTTAAACACCTGTCGCTGCATGATGAAATCAACGCAGTGGTGCGCCATACCGGATGCACTGAGGCGCTGGCTGACCATGTCCTACGCGCCGTCCACGCCTGCCGCGCCAAGGTGACCAGCGGCGACATCATCGATGCGCCATCGATCCGTCAGGTGATGGCCTTCATTCGGTCGGTCGCAGTGCTGGGTGTCGATGAGGCATGGGCTGCGTCCATCGGACACCGCCAGCCGTCCGAGTCGGCTACCGCCATTGAGGCGATCAAGGCCACCTATATTTCGGCGGACTTTATCCGCGCCAACATCTAAGAGGCACACAATGAAACGTTTAAACGGTATTCAATTCCGCAGCGGTGTCGAAAAAGCCGCACACAAAATCGCCGCCGATCTCGGCATGACCATCAGCATCGAGTGGACTAGCGGCATCACCACCGCAGCCGTCAACCGCTACGGTCACGTTATGCTTGCCAATGTGGTGGACGATGCAGTGGTCACTGAGGCGCTGGTGTGGAAATACGCTGGCTTTGTGCTGCACGAATTGCTGCACCGCCAGTGGACGGACTTCGATGTTGTCCGCTCTAGCAGCGGTCAGTACCTGCGCCAACTGCACAACGGCGTGGAAGATGCATGGATTGAGAACCGCGCTATCCGCGAGGGACTGACGGGCAATGTCGAGCAACTGCTGACGGTGCTGGTCGATGGCATGGTCGATCAGGCGATGGACAACGTCAAAGACTGGTCAGACACCAGCCGCTATCCCTTTAGCTTTGCCGTCAACCTACGCCTGCATGGCAAGACCGTGCCAGTCGCGCAAGGCCACGAGTGGATCCTGACCGAGGCGCAGCGCCGCATCACCCAATGCACCAGCACTGCCGATACATTGGCGCTGGCAAAGTGGATCCTGAGCCAACTGCAAGGCAATGGCAAGAGCAACGACAAGGGCGAAGAAAAGAGCGAAGACGGCGCGGACGGATCCGATGGCGCGGACGGTGCAGACGGTGCGGATGGCACTGCTGGCGATGGGTCTGAGGCCGATCAGAAGGGGTCAAACGGCGACGATAAAGGGCAGGGTAAGGGTAAGGGTGCGGGTCAACCGAAAAAGCCAGCCACGGCTGGTCGTGCCAAGCCTGTAGCGCCTCGCGCCACCGCCACCGAGACCGAGCCAAGCCTGACCGCTGACGGCAAGGGTGACGGCACCTACTCCAACCAGTCCGGTGTAGCAAAGGCTGACCGCCATACCCGCCACAATCAGGCATGGGACATCAGCATTACCGCCAACGCCCGCCTGCGCTATGAGGTGCGCCGCCTGTTCGAGAATACCGCCAATGATGAGTGGCAGGTCAACCGCCGTGCTGGATCGCTGAACGTCCGCGCCCTGCCCAAGGTTTCCACCAGTGACCGTTTGTTTAAACGCCGATTGGAATCTGACGGGGTCGATTCTGCGGTGGTCGTGGCGCTGGATGTGAGTGGATCCATGTTCGATGAGCACTACCTGTTTGACTCGATGGGCAATGCATTACTCAACGCAGCGGGCGGCTATCAGAAATACTGCTACATGGACTACGCTATCAAGGCCACGGCTGCGCTGCTGGACACCCTGACCCGCGCTGGTGTTAAGGTATCACTGCACACCTTCGGGTCGCGCACTGCGGTGTTTAAGGGCTTTGATGAGCCACTGGCGCGTGGCCTGTCCAAGCTGGCGCAGGTGTGGACTGGCGGCGACACCAACGATTACCAAGCGGTGCGCTACGCACACGAAGTGCTGGCCTACCGCCCCGAGCAGCGCAAGGCGGTGTTCGTTATCACTGACGGCGTGGGCAATGAGGACGCTACCGCAGCGCAGGTCAAGGCTGGCGAGTCGCTGGGCATCAGCACCGTGGGCATCGGCATCGGGCTGGATGTCGAGCATATCTACCCCAAATCGATCCGCATCAAATCGGCGGAAGACATTGGTAACGCATCGTTTAAACAAATCAAGCTTGCAGCATAAGGGGGACACCATGAGACCAATGAACGAAAAGACTATGGCATCGGCTCGGGCCAAGCTGGACATCATCACCAGCATGGCAGGGCCTGACCCCGAGATGGCGCTCGCCGTCCTGTCCTACGCGCTGATGCATGTTGCCCACGATAACAGGGTGATGTTTGCATCGGTGATTCAGAACTTAGCCATACTGGAGATCATGGCCTACACAGGGGATCATGATGAAGAATGAAACCAGTAGCCAAGAGGCTTGGGGATGGCTGGCGGTCTGCCTGATCTGTTTGTGCGTGGTGCTTTATGTCTGACTGGTACGCAACGCAAACCCGAGTCTGGACGCACACTGCGATGGGTGAGACCCTGATCGCGGACTGCACCAACAAGAACATGCCAACCGCTGATCAGCGTTTAAATGCTCGGATGTGTTCCGCTGCGCCTGCGCTGATGGAGTTGCTGGAGTCGATCCATTACCTAGAGCCTGACCATCTCAACGCCCTGTTAAGCATACGCAAGTATGTTTACCAAGGTTAAGGTACTGGACTGCCCGTATGCACGGTCTGCTGCCCCCGAGTGTCCCCTGCTGGTCGAGTTGGTCGGCTCGCCACCAGCGCGGGGGAAGTACATCTACTGGGACAGGGGCTGGCAGATCGCTAGGATGCAGGCAGGCCAGCCATACAGGCTAGGTCGGCACGACAGTTTATTTCGGGCATTGTTTCACGCAAAATAATAAAGGGGCTTCGGCCCCTTTATCTATTTAAACGCATGATACGTCTGATACGTCTGAAACGTCCGTCGTTACCGTTGTTTAAAAAACGAATACGTATAGCCGTTTAAACGCTTGTAACGCCGGTAGAAAACCGGTATTTAAAAGCTAAAACATATCTAAGTTTTCACTGTACGTGCCGGACGTAGTATTGAATAGCAGGGTTGTCTCGCCCTGAGTGCCCACCCAGCGGTGGCGGCACTTCCACACCGCCATCTCTACAAACCCTTCTTTACGGTGGATCGTGATGCCGCAGTCGGTCTTAGCCCACCATGCCATCGATCCGCTGATGCTCATGCCGTCCGGTCGGGGCTGCTCCATGCCTGTGCGATTGACCTTGGCGGGGTGAGCAACGAACCAGCAATGCAGGTCGTGGGCTTTGACGAACCGCTGCACCTTGGTGAGCATGTCCGAGATGGCCTCGGTCTCGGTCGAGTTGCGGGTCAGATCAATAAAGTTGTAGGGGTCGATCACCAGACCACGCACACCCATGCGCTTGATCGCCACCTTGGCGCGGGTCAGGATCGACTCAAGGGTCGAAGGCTCATCCCCGTTTGTATCGATGAACAGGAAATGGTCGTTCACCCATTTAAACGCTTCTTCCTTCTCCTGATCCGTCATTCTGTTTTTACCGTCGAAGAACCGCTTTTTGGTGTAGATCTCCATCAGTCGGGTGATGTGGATCTCGGGCTGATTCTCGAACGAGCAGATGGCGAACTTCCAATCGTCGTTTCTCGCTAGGTTAACGGTGATCTGGTCAACGAAGTTGGACTTACCGGACGATGGGTATCCGGTGACCACCGTTAGCTGGGCAGGTGCCACCGTGTAAATGTCATCGATGGACTTATAACCGGTGCTGAATCCCTTGCCGGTGCCGCGTGCGTACAGGTCGTTTAAACGGTCTTTGTACGTCGTGGCTTCGGACAGGCCCGCGATGGGGTAGGCGAGGGCAGCGTCCAGTATCTCGCGTATCTGCGTTGAGGGGTCGTGCGTTGAAGGGTCGTTGAGAAATATTTCGTTGAGGTCTTTTGCATCGAACTTTGCAAGCCTGCATTTCTCTTTGCCAATCCTACGGGCCAACTCTTCTGCCAGTGCTTGCCCTGCGGTGTCTTGGTCTGTGGCTAGGATGACATACGGGGCTGCATCTAAATACTCTACTGCGTTCCATACATAACTGAACCGCTTGTCTTCGCTGGGCAGAACCTTGCCGTCTGCTACTTTGATGGGGGCACCGCTCGGCACTGACACCACGTTCTCTATTCCTGCCTCCATCAATGTGAGGCAATCAATCTCACCTTCTACGATGATGATAGGCTTACCCTTCTCAAGCTGATCGATACCAAAGAAGTCATGCGCTCCGCCTGCATCTTGTGTAAACGCTTTCTCGGGGAAGCTGCGATATTTAACTGCGACCAATGCACCGTTTCGGTAGTAGGGGAATGCTATTGCATCTGAGTGGCGGTCGAGTTTGGGGAAGAACTTATCTGCACCGAATAACCGCATGCGGTCTGCGGTCTGTTTTGATATGCCCCGCGACTGAAGGTAGTCGTAGTGAAAAGGCTGGAGGACTTGGTTATCTATCTTGAGGACGGGGACGGCTGACAATTTAATCTCCTTGGGTTGTATTGATCCGCTTGCAGAACAGTGATGACAGTGATACACAACCGCGCCGTCAGGCTTGCGTGTCAGGGTCATATCCTTCTGGTTTGTTTTCTTGCGCTCATTGGAACAGTAGGGGCAAGCAATCCTACCGGTCTGATCAAAGCCAGACCTCTCGATCATGGCCTCTATCATTTCATGCTGCCGTCAGATCGACGTTTAAAACTTCTGTTCTGCGACGGGGATTGCAGCTTCACACCGTCTGAGTTGGAACCGCCCTTGCTCAGGGCTTTGACATGGGCTACATCTTTGCCTTTGCGGGCTACGCCTTCTGCATCAAGCTTCCTGCGGGCACGTTGCCGCTCCATCCTGTCGGGGTGTTCACCCCTTGCTACCTGTGTTTTGTATTCCTGTTTGTAATCGCGTGGCATAAAAGCTCCTAGATTTTTTTAAACTTGTTTACATCAAGCAAGACACAAGGCTCTATGTCCTGCCAGTCATCTCTGTCTTTCCTACCTCTGACCAACACGTTATCAGGGTGGAAAAATCCGGTACGGAATTCTGCATAATAGACAGCATCGGTTGCTTTAACAACAAGAAAAAATGGCAGACCAGAAGACTCGGCTATTTCCTTTGCTGCCGTCCATTTACCAAGGCTCAACAGGTAACCCCCGAACTGGTCAATCTCTGCCATCGTGTAGTTTCTAGTCTTAACCTCGCAAAAGGCAAGGGCCTTGTCATCTCTGGTCAGAACATAGTCAAGACTGTACTTGATGGACAACTTCACCGCCTTGCATTTCCACGCAGACTCGACCAAGGCTATGACCTTGGACTCTCTGGCTAAGTCATCCTCTGATTCATACAACTCTCTCATCTCATCCTTTCATCGACCGCTTGGGCGGTCTTGTTAATTTTCACCCAAAGACCCCCCTTCCCCACTGAAGGAGAAGGAAGGAATGGTTTCACCGCCTCTCGGCATCTGCATGGCTGTTATGCCCCCTGTGCTTGCAGCTTAGACCAGCACCACGGATTATTGGGAGTAGTTGCTCCGCGCCATAACGCTTACCGTGTACCCTTTTCTTCCACGCCGTCAGGTTAACGCTTGCTATCGTGTGGAGTACGGCAGGAATGAAAAAAGCCGTTTACTACTGCCCCCTGTAGGAACCACCAAAAGGTGGAAGAGGCATGAGTAAACGGCTTTCAACCAGTCGCTTCCTACGGCAACTGTTCGCACTGTATCACAGAATGATACGGGGTGCAACAACTTTACAAAAAATATTGGTACTCGCTGCGTCTGGTGAGATTCGAACTCACGGAGACCCAAGTATTGCCCGTAGCGGCACTTGAGTCTCTTTAGCTACATCACCAATAGACCAGACTCTGGCACAGCATCCGCTTTCCCAACACGGCTGGAGACTGCCTTGCAAGGACGGCTCTAAACGGCGAACCACAATCCCCATGCGTGTTAGTTGTTGGTGGCGCTTGGGTGCATGGCTTATTGCTCCAGCCCATAGCTTTGATGATGATCGCGTACTCGCGCCATGCCACATCCCACCAACACGGCTGGGGACTGAATCTCATGCAACGGAAACCACCCGCTGCTCGGTTGTGAACCGACAATCCCCATGCGTGTTGGGCGCGAGGCTATTTTCCCCTTGGTAGGCTCTCCGGAAAAGCCAATTTGTGCAGGAACTGCACGGGTACGATCATGTCGCGCAGAAACAAGTGTACAAGAAAAACAGGCACCCCATATAAGTGTTTGCCCTAACTACTTATTGCCGCTTTTTTCTGGTGCTATGTTTAAACGCACAAACTCACCGGGCGATCCCGGGGTATACTGCGTTTGCATGTTCACTCGTGCTTCTCCTTGTCTCCTCTCCCCATCCAACTGGGGACTTAGCCCCGCTTCTTAGTGGGGCTTTTTTTTGGAGCAACTTCGGGGATGCATTCGATGGTGATGTCACTTCGGGGACACTCCGGATCAAGATGCCAGATCGGAAGAGCGTCGTGTAGGGACAGAGTGGTAGATCTCGGTGGTCGCCGTGTGATTGACAAAAA